GATCCTCAAGACTTCTTAGGTCGTCTTGTTGGTAACAAGCCTTGGGTTCGTAATGCAGAGAAGAGTTTCTTCCACGCATTTGATCACAACTACTTTGCCACAGACTTTCACATCAAAATGTTCTATACAAATTTACTAAATGATTATCCTACAGAGAATCCTTGGTATAGCGAACACTTGGAAGAAATATTAAACGGTGAAGAACCAAAGATTGTGCGTACAGGNTGGCCTATGGAGTATTTCCAAGATACACTTGCACCATATAAAGGTCTAAAAAAACGTGACCTCATTTTATTCCCGCATCGTATTGCTCCGGAAAAACAAGTTGAAATCTTTAGAGACCTAGCTCAACATTTACCNCAGTATGAGTTTGTTGTTTGCCAAGATAAACAACTTACTAAGCACGAATACCATACATTATTAGGTGAAGCTAAACTAGTGTTTAGTGCTAACTTACAAGAAACATTAGGTATTAGCTGGTATGAAGGATGTGTAGTAGATGCAATCCCAATGGTACCAGATAGATTAAGCTACAGTGAAATGGCATTTGATACATTTAAGTATCCAGGTGTATGGACTGATAGTTATGAAGCATACGATTTTGCAAGGCCGGCTGTGTGTAATAAGATCATTCAGTATATGAATCATTACGAACAGTTTTTACCGCAAGTTCGTAAACAAACGGAGGCCTTACATGAGCAGTTCTTCTCAGCAACCGGACTCATCAATAACATTANATGATACTTACACTATTGATGTGAGTAATCTTTCTTATAGTTCGTCTGATACTATTACGATAAGTGGATATAGTCCTTGCACAGTATCCTATCCTAGTCATTATAGTGGTATGTCAACGTTGACTACTACACAGATTTCAGGCTTGACTACTGCACAACTTGGTTCGATAACTAGTATAGATAGTTCGGCATTTAAAATAAATTTTCCAGAAGAGTGGGTTGACTGTCTTCCTGATTTTAACCGTATTGAAAAAATGTGCGAAGAATACCCTGGATTGAAAATAGCATACGAAAAATTTAAAACTGTCTATAAACTTGTAAAAGATGATTATGATACTCCAAAAGATAAAAGACTTAAGCCTTAACTGGTTAGAGCGTCATGACCGTAAGCGAGTTATTATGGATCGGCAATGTAACGAGCCGTTATTAACTCGTTATTATTTGTTTTTGAAAGAACGTAAGAATTTTCCATTTAATGTGTTCTTACACAAGTTTCACAAAGGCGATCCTGGTGATGTACATGATCATCCGTGGCCATATGCCACACTAATACTCAAAGGCGGTTACTATGAATATACCCCTAATTTTGAAAATGGCAAAATGGTTGGAGAGACAAAGCATTGGCGCGGTCCTGGTCACTGGCGCATTTGTAGTTCTAACAGCTATCATCGTATCGAATTGGTTCCTGGAGTAACTGCTTGGACTTTGTTTATGCCGGGTCCACAACGACAAGAATGGGGATTTCTTGTCGATAATGAATGGATACATAATGACAAGTACCTTGACGAACACAAACAAAATGGCTAGGACTCCTCCACAAGCTGTAGTTGGCATTAATAAGCATGGGTTGTACGGGGCTGGTCTTCCCGGAGCAACTGTTGGCGGAGTATTACCAGTTGGTCAGATTTACACAACCAATACTACTAGCGGTCAGTTTGTATTTAGTGGCGGCTCGAACGGTACAAGTTGGACTAACTCAACCGACAATGTTATGAAGGTTAATCAAAATCCTCCAGAGTTAGAAGTTAAAGGTCGTATGGTTATTAACGGTGTTGACTTAGAAGAACGGTTAAAAACAATTGAACGAGTATTGACTATACCCGAAAGAGATGTTAAACTAGAAGCTAAACACCCAAAGCTAAAGAAGTTGTATGATGAATATATTCATGCTTTGGCAAAGTACAGAACATTTGAATCAATTAAAGGAGAAGACAATGGAACTACATGAATCAGTTGCGCACACCCGCAAAGAAATGACTATTAAAGAGCACGAAGGTTTTCGTGTACGCATGACAAAACACGAAGTTATTAGCCCTAAAGGATTGTTCAGCCTTGATATTATTCAAGAAAGTTTAGAAGACGGTAAGATTACCGATAGTCAAACATACAATTTCTTTATGACTAAAGAAGAATTACAAACACTAGCACACGGATTAACTTTATGATCTCAGATGATGATATGTTAAAGCTATATAACAAATACCTTCAATTTACAGATGATCAATTAACTAATCACGATGCCATGACAGTAGCCGGTATTATGTTNGCNCAAGCTCTTAGCATTTATAAAACTGCTATGAATGATGAAGACTACAATAATATGATTGATACTATTAGTGATTCTAGACATAAGGTTAAATCGTTTAATGACGATCAAGTATTACAATGAAAAAAATTTATTACACATGGAAAGATATCCAAGGAGCAGTGTTAGAACTTGCAAGACAAATTAATATTGGCGATTGGAAACCAGATTACATTGTTGGAATTACACGTGGTGGATTAATTCCGGCAAACTTACTAAGTCAATACACTGGCATTCCTATGGAAACACTTAAAGTCCAATTACGCGATGGTGGTGAAAGCGAAAGTAATTGCTGGATGGCAGAGGATGCGTTTGGATTTAATGCGGCAGAAATTGGTGATCCATGTTGTAAAAATATTCTTATCGTTGACGACATTAATGATCAAGGTTCAACTATTGCTTGGATTAAACAAGACTGGCAGTCGGGTTGTTTGCCTAACGATGCTCGTTGGGAGCATGTATGGGGACAAAATGTACGCTTTGCTACACTTACTAACAATCTTAGTAGCAAAGAAGATGTTGACTATTCCGTATGGGAAGTTAACAAAGCAGAAGAAGATTGTTGGTTAGTTTATCCTTGGGAGGATTTTTGGAAATGATGTCATCATTAATTAAACTTATTGTTGGACTTACTTTGGTAGCGTTAGTAATCGTATTTGGACCATTACTTGGTATTTGGTCACTTAATACATTATTCCCAGTGTTAGCAATTCCATATACATGGGAAACTTGGGCCGCTTACTTTTTAATCTTTGGTAGTTTAACTGGATTGCGCTTTGGCGTTAAGAAATGAACTCGTTAACTATTATTGATCTTAAAGAAAAGATTGCTAAAGTTATAGTTGACTTAGAAGCTCTACGTAATACTGGAGAAAGTAGTCGTAAGCTAGAAATACTTTCTGAATATAAGGTATACTTAGAGGACGAACTAAAAATGTTACAGCATGAACAAAAACAATAATACTATTACAGTAGTATGGGATAACCAAAATGGTTTCTGGTGGAATGAAACCTGTGCTATGGTATTAGAAGTTTTTGGATTACCGGGTGATAGATATGAGAGCCGGCCGGAACACGATTACATGAGTTTTACTTTTAAAAATATAAAGGATGCAGAGTTATGCAAAATTCTTCTTTCCGAGCGAATATAGGAATAGCAGTAGGTGCTATTGTGTTTTTAGTAGTTATACCACTGATATTTTTAACACTACCTAAAAAATCAGACGGAGTTTGGATCAATTGCGGACTTTCGGAAATAAGTCCGGACTTTACCAACGAAATGCGCGAAGCATGTAGACAACTTCGAGCAACAAATAATTTGCAAAAACCTAAATAATAATGTATAATAATACATATGGCAATCCACTGCCTTAACATCGGAGAATTTAATTGACAAATAAAGAAACAGGATTAGACGCTATGGCAGGTGATGGCGGCTATCAAGAAGCATATCTAGGCGATCATCTTCGCTTCAAAATGAAACGTGAAGGCAAACGCTTTTGGGCAGGTGATAACATTAGTGATTACGTCAACGAGGCCGACAAAGCAAAACTAATTCAAGAAGCAACAGAGGCATTTGAAACGGTATTGGATAGATTGCTGATTGATCGTGAAAACGATCCAAACTCAAAAGGTACAGCTTACCGATTAGCTAAAATGTATTTTAACGAAGTAATGGCAGGAAGATATGAAACAGCACCAGACGCAACAGCATTTCCAAATGATTCAGCAGACCGTTACGAAGGCATGTTGGTTGTACGCAGTGAACTTCGCAGTATGTGCTCTCATCATCATCAACCAGTTAGTGGGGTCGCCTATATTGGAATCATCGCTGCCGCAAAGCTCATTGGTTTATCTAAGTATACTCGCATTGCTCAATGGTGTGCTAGGCGTGGTACTCTACAAGAAGAACTCTGCAACGACATAGCCCGCGAGATTGGTAAGGCAACTGAATCCGAAAACGTAGCAGTTTACATTCAAGCAGTTCATGGATGTTGCGAGAATCGTGGTATTATGGCACACTCTAGTCTAACACAGACTACAGTACTCAAAGGTACCTTCAAAGACGATCCTCATACAAAGAAAGAATTTTTTGATAATATTAAACTACAACAGGAGTTTGCCCCAAGATGACAACAGCCAAAGACTTAACGGATCAATTGATCTATCGTGCAAAGAACTTGCAAGAATTTGTAGTAGAGCGTGAATTCGATCATATACCAACCGGGGTAGTAAAATTTGATATTCAGCATACAGTTGGACAATCTGCTAGAATTTTTGTGCCTGCTCTTACGCAAACAGAAGCAGAACAAATGGTCAATGAATGGTTTGAGGAAGATGTAGAATGAAATCACAAACTCCGGCAGAAGGCATAATGAAAACAAACGATTGGGGAGACAGCAGAGTCTATCGAATTGCTTGTAACTGCGGTGATGAAAANCACAANCATAACATGTGGGTAGAAGCAGATGATGGCGATATTACTGTAACCATTTATACNACAGGCAAAACAAATTACTGGTCAAAAACACGTTGGTATCACATTTGGACATTGTTGACCAAAGGTTATATCGATACCGAATCAACAGTATGTTTGACCAAACAACAAGCTCTTAATTATGCTGAAACTTTGAAAAGTGCCATTGAAGATGTTACTNTTTTTCGTAATGCTAGACAAAACAAAGAAGAACGTGCTACAATAAAGAAAATGGCAAATGAACAGGATTGTGTATGAGCAAAATTAAAATAGCGGAACTGTTTTACAGTATCCAAGGTGAAGGACGTTACATGGGTGTCCCATCCGTTTTCTTACGAACATTTGGCTGTAACTTTAAGTGTGCTGGCTTTGGTATGCCACGTGGTGAAATGAGCCACGAAGCCACTGACATTGCGGCCACACATAAAATGATTACGCCGTTTACAAAATATGAAGACTTGCCGTTAGTCAGCACAGGCTGTGACAGCTATGCCAGTTGGCATCCAGACTTTAAAGAGTTGTCGCCTATGCTGACAAGCGAAGCAATCGCAGATCGTATTTGTGAAATTCTTCCGCAGGATCATTGGAAAGATGAACACTTGGTTATCACAGGTGGCGAGCCTTTGCTGGGTTGGCAACGTGCTTATCCAGATTTGATTAACAATACTAAGATGCGTGATTTGAAAGAGATCACATTTGAAACAAATGGTACTCAGAAACTTACACCAGAGTTTAAAGGCTTCTTGAAAAAGTGGAATAGTGTAGTAGGCAGAGAACTTACATTTAGTGTAAGTGCTAAACTTCCATGTAGCGGCGAAGTGTGGGAAGAAGCAATTCTACCAGAAGTAGTTTGTGAATATGAAGAAGTTGGCACAGCATATTTGAAGTTTGTCATTGCCACTGAACAAGACTTTGCTGATGCGGAACATGCTATTGAGGCATATCGTCAAGCAGGATTTAAAGGACACGTTTATCTAATGCCAGTAGGCGGAGTAGAAAGTGTCTACGCAATGAATAATAAAAATGTAGCAATATTGGCTATGAAAAACGGACTACGTTACAGTGACAGATTACAAGTACCGTTATTTAAAAATGAGTGGGGAACTTAATGTTTAAAAAATTATTTAAAAAGATTACAGGATTACAGGCTTTAGAAGATGCTAAAGTATTAGCCACTGCTGAAGTAGCGGTTGCTGAAAAACTTGCCGCACAAAAAATCAAAGAAGCAGTAGCGGCGCAAGATGCCTTAGATGAAGTTAAACGGACTCCAAAAGAACGTGCTACTATTAGAAAAGAAGCATGGGTTAACGTAATGGATACTAAGGTTAATAAGGATAATCCACGCAACGGATTTTTTGAACTTGACTGGAATGAATACTTTATTACTGAATTAAAAAAGAACGGCTACGGATTTGACGGAGACCCAGAAGAAGAAATTGTAGATCGTTGGTTTAGAGATATTGTTCGAAACATGTTATCCGATGAAGGCATGGACGCAAATCGGTCGGCAGGATTTATCAACGTTACTAGACTAGCAGATAACAAGGCACAAGTAGAATGAACATTTTAGAATCAAACGAATATATTGATCGTTATGATTTTAGCTCTCTGATTAATCAAGAGGACAACCGTCAGTTAATAACCATTGCTGAAGAAATTATTTCAGCAGGAAACTATTTTACTAATAGCCCAAAGTATCAAACTAAAGAAAATTTATTCTTTAGACAAGATCCTGTTATGCTTAAAATGCGCCAGAGTTTTATATACTCTTGCTTTATGTTTTTAGGAAAAGAAGTAAAAATTAAAAACTTAATGAGTTGGGTGTTTATGACTAACTCCGAAACTGTTGACGATAGAGAAATACTTTGGCACAATCACCATGTTAGTGACAACAATANTACTACNAATACAGTAAGTGGCCTTTGGTACGTACACATACCCCAAACATCAAATCCAGAACTAACAGGCACTGAATTTAGTATGAATTGGCCAAATCGTGATGCTGACTTTTACTTAAAACCAAAAGACTTGACTTGGATCGTATATCCAAGTAAACTATGGCATAGGCCCGGAATTACTGACTCAAAAGAATTCCGGTTTGTATTTGCGGCAGATATGGAATATTATACATGACTTATATTATAGTCGATACAGCTAACACATTCTTTCGTGCTAGACACGTAGTTCAAGGCAGTGCTGACATTAAGTTAGGCATGGCCTTTCACATTACACTTAACAGTATCAAAAAAGCATGGCATGACTTTGGCGGTACTCATGTGGTGTTCTGTCTCGAGGGCAGATCGTGGCGCAAAGATTTTTATACGCCTTACAAAGCTAACAGACAAGAAACTCGTGCGGCAATGACACAACGAGAACAAGATGAAGATAAATTGTTCTGGGAAGCATTTGATGAGTTTAAAAAGTTTGTTACAGAAAAAACTAACTGTACAGTATTACAGCACCCACGTTTAGAAGCAGACGATTTAATTGCTGGCTGGACACAAGCACATCCAGATGCAAAGCACGTTATTATCAGCACAGACGGCGACTTTGCACAATTGATTAAGCATAATGTAAGTCAGTATAACGGTGTAGGTGATTTACATATTACACACGAAGGCACATTTGATGCTAAAGGTAAACCTGTTAAAGACAAAAAGACAGGCGAGCCAAAAGCCGCACAGGATCCAGAATGGATGCTGTTTGAAAAATGTATGCGTGGCGATACTAGCGATAATGTGTTTTCAGCATATCCAGGTGTACGTACAAAAGGTAGTAAGAATAAAGTAGGGCTTACTGAAGCGTTTGAAGATCGTAAGAGCAAAGGATTCTCTTGGAACAATCTCATGTTGCAACGTTGGGTTGACCATAATGGACAAGAACACAGAGTGCTAGATGACTATCTGCGCAATGTACACTTGTGCGACTTAACAGCACAACCTGAAGATATTAAGCAATGTATTACGGAAACAATTGAAACTCATGCTACACCTAAAATGGTTGACCAAGTGGGTATTCGTATGCTTAAATTCTGCAACGCATGGGACATGAAAAAGATTGCTGACAACATACAAACGTATGCAGAGCCGTTCCAAGCAAAATATCCAACTACTAAAGCCGCACTAAATCTATTTGAGTGATAAAATGAGAAAAAAATGTGCAGTATGCTATAAGCCAATCCATTTAGATTGTGATTACAAACAGGGCCGATGTCCCCATCGTCCCAGTATAGTAGAAACAATAATCAACGATCCGTACAAGGCTCGATTTTTAAACTTATTCAATTTTTTTAAACGATTTAAAAGTAAATGACTGAAGAACTAATAGTTAACGGAAAATCTGTTTTTTTATTTGATAATATATTAGAAACATATCAAATTGAAGAATTAAATACCCTTACTTTTAATAGTAAGTATGCGCCGTTACACGGTACGAGTCTGTTTACGCCCGAGCAAGATGAAAGATTTGTATCGTACTTAACACCACAAATATTTAATTCATCGCCATTAGATCTACTTGTTAAAAAAATTGCAAATACGTTACAAAAAGATCTTGCAGTTAGCTCGTGCTATATCAATCATTACAGTCAAATGGCAAAAGTGGGACAGCACACTGACAGTGCGTTTGAAAATGCATTTACTATTCTAGTATTTGTTAATTACTTTTGGCAAAGCAACTGGGGTGGTGAAATTAAATTCTTTAACGAGGAATCACAGCATCATTATTGTTATGAGTTTATACCAGGTAGAGTTATTATATTTGACTCACGCATTGAACATGCAGTTATGCCATTAACTGCACACGCAAGGAAAGATAGATTTTCAATTGCAATTAAAGCAGTTTCCGGATCCAGCATCAACCCGGGTCAACAATATGTTTCTAAAATAAGATATGAACGAGGATAAAGAAATGACAGAGATACACGCAAAGCCAATCGTAGATGGCAAATTCTGGATCGTAGAAAAAGACGGTGAGAAGATTGCCACACTACATAAAAAAGAAAATAATAAGTTTGTACTATCTAGTACCAACGGTGAAGTTATGTTCAATAAGAAAGATGATCTTACCAAGCAATTTGGTAAGGAATTTTTTCTTACAAGTTCAAAAGTTAAAGTTACGGCTAGTATACTAAATGAATGCCACGGGTATCCAACTAGTAGCAGACCTTACAATGCCATATACAATGTACAAAAAAAACTACCCCTGTTTACTAAAAGTAACGCAAGTAAAAGTTTGTATTGTGCAGGATATTATGTAATTAAATTTGATAAAGGATGGGTTAAGAGCTTTTGTCCTAAATTAATTACCATTGAACGCTACCCAAGTAAGGGTCCATTTAAATCAGACTTAGAAATGAAAACGGTACTGTCAAATGCAAAATCAGATTAATTTAGCACCGTTAACTCAATTTATACAAAGTGTAAGGTCTGCCGAATTAAGTCAAGCAAAGGAAGTTAAAATGTCTATTCAACAGGCTAGACTACTGTGCTTGGCATTAAACGAATTGCAGGAAAAACTGTTACAAGACTACGAAACAATGTTTAATGCATTAAAGAGTAGTGTAGATACCGATGTTATTACAGTTTCAATGGATGGCGGTACGTTTAGCGACAAATAAGGATAAATATATGCGTAGTTAATTGGAGAGTTTTACGAGATGTCAAGACCAAAACCGCGCATACTTTTAGAGTATATTAGTAAGAAAACATATAAGGCAGAACAAATCCTAGAAGCGGAAGCTATTTGGGCTGTCTTCTATAAAAATGAGCCTTTCAACCTTAAGAGCTTTAATAGCCTTACGAGTTACCCTGGACCTAAATACAAAAAAGTATCTTTTAGTAATCCTGGTCACGCACACAATCTAGCTAAAAAATTAAATTTAACATTTGGTACTACTGATTTCCAAGTTGTTAAATTAACGTCCGGTACTATTGTAAAATGATAGATCGAGACACGTTAACCAAAATATTTCTCCAACAATGGGGAAAGAGTACAGATGATGCAAATCTAAGTATGTACTCTAGAACTTGGTGGCAATCAAATCGTGTCAATAAGCAAAATGCATTTAGACTAAGTGATAAAGGTTTTGAGTTCTTAACTAACGACTTAGAATTAAAAAGTTACGAAGTTCCATTTACAGAGTCTATTGAGCTTAGTCCACAAACAATTATCTTTTTAGAAAGATACATTGACTGCCCGTATTTTTTAACAACTGAAAGTATTACTGTATTTTCGGAAAAAAAGTCGTTTGAGCTGTATCTGTTCTCTGACGATATCCGAAAATTTGGACTCATTAAAGCTATGAATGAGCGCCAAAAAGAACTAGACTCCTAACAGTCTGCTTGACAGAGTTGCTGTATTGCGCTATAATACATACATAGCGAAACAACTTTAACCCGCAACTTTAAGGAAATGTAAAATGGCAGAAATTAACAGCCGCACAGTTGGCCCAAAAAATGCTAAAAAGTCTCTACGTAAGGCTTTTAAAAGCAAGCGTCCAATCTTTCTCTGGGGTCCTCCCGGAATTGGCAAATCAGATATTATCAAACAGCTCGGTACTGAGCTTGAAGCTTACGTAATTGATGTACGTTTGAGCCTGTGGGAACCCACTGATATTAAAGGTATTCCGTATTTTGATTCTAACGATGGCACTATGCGTTGGGCTCCCCCGTCAGAACTGCCTAGCAAAGCATTTGCGGCACAACATAAGCAAGTTATTTTATTCTTGGACGAAATGAACTCTGCGGCTCCTAGTGTACAGGCCGCGGCTTATCAATTGGTTTTGAACCGCCGTGTTGGTGCATACGAGTTGCCAGACAATGTTGTAATTGTTGCGGCTGGTAACCGTGAAACTGACAAAGGTGTTACTTATCGTATGCCTGCTCCGTTGGCTAACCGATTTGTTCACTTAGAGATGACTGTTGAGTGGGAAGACTGGCAGGATTGGGCAGTTGAAAACAAAGTGCATAAAGACGTTGTGGGCTTTTTGACTTTTAGCAAGAAAGACTTATACGACTTTGATCCAAAGTCAGGTTCACGTGCTTTTGCCACTCCACGTAGCTGGTCCTTTGTTAGCGAATTACTTATTGATGATGACTGTGATGCNGATACATTAACTGATCTAACTTGCGGNTCTGTAGGNGAAGGNCTTGCTGTTAAGTTTATGGCGCACCGTAAACACTCTAGCAAAATGCCTAACCCAACAGACATTTTGTTAGGTAAAGTTAAAGAGATGAAATCTAAAGAAATCTCTGCACAATACTCGTTAGTTGTTAGCCTGTGCTACGAACTTAAAGATGCATGTGACAAGAAAGACAAAGATTGGAATTCAAAGGTTAATAACTTCTTCCAATTTATGATGGATAATTTTGAAACTGAATTAGTAATTATGGGTACTAAACTATCGTTGTCAACTTACAAGTTGCCGTTAGATCCAGATGAAATTGCATGTTTTGATGACTTCCATGCTAAGTTTGGTAAGTACATTGCCCAGGCAACTGAAAAGTAATTTGGCATAGCTTCAATTGACAGGACCTACGGGTCCTGTTATAATATATACATATTGAAACATTAGGAGAAGAGATGGCACACGCAGATCCAATTATTGACAAGATTATCGTAGCACGAGTAGGCTTGCTACTNCGCCATCCATTCTTTGGAAATCTTGCTACACGNNTACAAATTAAAGAAGCAAGTGATTGGCTTCCTACTGCGGCTACAGACGGTCGTAACATTTATTTTAATCGAGATTTTTTTACACCGCTTACTACTAAACAAGTAGAGTTTGTTATTGCACATGAAATTCTACATGCAGTATTTGACCACATTGGTCGTAATGAAAGTCGTGATCGTAAAATCTTTAATGCGGCGGCTGACTATGTTGTTAACGGACAATTGGTACGTGACCGAATTGGTGAACAACCTCCAGAAATTAAAATCTTCCATGATCCTAAATATTATGGTTGGAGTGCTGAACAAGTATACGACGAAATTTACGAAAAGTATGATGATGAACAATTGGCCGCATTGGGTCAGTTGCTTGACGAACACGTTGATTGGGGTGACAACGGTAATAACGGTAACCAACCGCAATACACTAAAGATGAGCTTAAAGCTATTCGTGACGAGATGCGTGAGGCAGTAATTGGTGCGGCACAAGCGGCGGGTGCAGGAAATGTACCTGCAAGCGTCCAACGCATGATTAAAGATCTTACAGAGCCTAAAATGAACTGGCGTGAAATATTGCGCCAGCAAATTCAAAGTACTATTAAGAACGACTATTCATTCCTACGTATGAATCGTAAGGGATGGCATATGAATGCAATTTTGCCAGGGCAACAATTCCAAGAAACTATTGACATCTGTGTAGCAATTGACATGTCAGGATCAATTGGTGACGAACAAGCTAAAGATTTCTTGTCAGAAATTAAAGGCATTATGCAAGAGTACAAAGACTTTAAAATTAAAGTTTGGTGTTTTGATACGCAAGTATACAACGAAGCCGATTTTGACGGATACACTATGGACGAGTTTGATGACTATGAGCCAATGGGTGGTGGCGGTACCGACTTTGATTGTAACTACGAATACATGAAAGAACACGATATTAACCCTAAAAAGTTTATCATGTTTACAGATGGATACCCATACGGTTCATGGGGCGATGAAAGCCATTGTGATGCAGTATTCATCATTCACGGTAATAACACTATTGTTCCACCATTTGGCGAGTTTGCATACTACGAAGAAGCTAAGGCAACAGCGTAATGGCATTAAAGAATGGCAAGCCAAATCCTCTAAATTACTTTGGATTTCGGAGGGTGGAGTTTGCCGCTCCGCATTTTAAATATACTTCTATAGATAAGTATACACCAACATTACTACGTAATTTAGACAGTTGGATTAAAACTAATTTAAATAGTCGATATTACATAGGGCAATCGTTAGCCCTTGATCATACTAATACAATTACATATAATACACGTATTGGGTTCGAATCTGAGAAAGAACTCAGTTTCTTCACAATCGCATGTCCGTTTTTACAAACGAGATAAATTATATACACACTTAATTTAAGGAGATACCATGACTGAACAAGTGGAAAAACAAGAAGTACCGGCTGGCCAAGATGCCCCAAAAGCAGAGGCCAACGAATTAACAATTAATGACTTAAATGCAATGAAAGTTATTATCGATATCGCTAGCTCGCGTGGCGCATTTAAACCTAACGAAATGACAGTTGTAGGTCAAACTTATACTAAATTGTCAACATTTTTAGACCAAGTAGCCAAACAAGCAGAAGCGACTAAACCAGGAGCATAATTATGCAATCACTAAAACACGTAGGTAGAATTAAAGCATCCGGTAAGAAAGTGTTAGTAGCTTATAGAACACTACCCGGAGACGCTTATAGCTGTCTTGTAGTACCAACTGAAAACATGCCAGATGAAATGCATAACGCAATCATCAACTGTGTCGAAAGTTCAACAGCACAAGAATCGTATGAATTTGCGGATGCATTAGATCGTACACAATTTCCAAATGGTAGTCGTATGTTGCCAGCATTACATCAGCAAGGCCGACTAATCAAAATTGGTACAAGCGAAGTTGAAATGATTCCAACTATGAACGCATCTATTTTGTTATCAGAACTTAATCAAATTATTGCAGAACAACGCGGTGTTGCTGTTGACGGTTTATGTATTAAGCCAGGTAGTAATGATAAAGTTGAAGTTAAAGAAGTTGCATCAGTTAGTAATATGCCAACTGAAACTGCTGATGTAAGCAAAACAACATCATCTGCGTCAGAAGTTCCGGCTGTAGCATTAACTGTAGATGAGCAAGCTAAAGACTATCGTTCTAAGGCGGATAAACTTGCTAAAGAGGCCGCGGCTTTTAGACGCATGGCTGAGGAATTGGTTCCGACCAAAAAAGCAAAGTGATCCAACAGGGAAGAATTCTTCCCAAAGAAGTCATCGATAGTTGGCCAGAAGTATTTGGAGAGGTAAAACTCCGTGTTCTACCTTTACGGTATCTCCATGCGGTTATTATCACGTTTAAAGATGGCAAGATTTGGGAAGTAAAAGTTACAGCTGAAGTGCAAAAGAAGGGATGGGACACTTTTGAAAGTTCGTTGTCTGAATTATTTAAGACATACGAAAACAGAATTGTCGACGTCGATTTTAAACTTGACACTGTGCGTATTAAAAAAGACATAGAAAAAGATACGCAAAAGTTTCTAAAGAAAAGAAAATTATAAATGAATGTTAAACTTTTATCATATAGTCAACCCGCAGCCGAATTTCGAAATATGGGCATCGAAGATGCACAGGAACTCATTGCGTATTGCGCCCGTGTCAGCAATCCTTCCAATCAGCTCAACACAGACACATCCGAAAAACTCATCAGATACTTGGTCAAACACCAGCACTGGAGCCCACTTGAAATGGTCTCCGCCTGTATCGAAATTACCACAACCAGAGACATTGCCCGCCAAATCTTGCGACACAGAAGTTTCAGTTTCCAAGAATTCAGTCAGCGATATGCTGACCCTACTAAAGACCTGTCGTTTGTACTGCGAGAAGCACGACTCCAAGATCCAAAAAATAGACAGAATAGTATCGCCTCAGATGATTCAGAGTTACAAGCATGGTGGGATGCTAAACAAAAATGGATCATTGAACAGTCTAAAATTGCCTACGCTCAAGCTATCGATAAGGGCATAGCAAAAGAACAAGCTCGTGCTGTATTGCCAGAAGGTCTTACAGAAAGTCGTTTATATATGAATGGAACACTACGTAGCTGGATTCACTTTATTGAATTGCGAAGTGCTAATGGTACTCAACTTGAACACCAAGAAGTTGCTATTGCCTGTGCTAAGGTGATAGCTGAGATTTTTCCGCTAGCCAACGAACTTCTAGCCAAGTAAAATCATTTATCTTATCCAATGCCTCTTTATTAGAGGCATTTTTTTGGCCGTATGCTTGTCCGGCAAGTGCGCCTAAATAAGCATAGTACCCGTATGGTACTGCATCGTTAATTGTACACCATTGATGTAATCTAGATAAAGATTCTTCATTGTTAGTTACTGCTAGTTTACAACATTCCCTAAAGGCACTACGCCATGTACTAAACGGATCTGTATTGAAAGCTGTGATGTTACTAACTTCTTCCATTGCTTTAAATCTAGTACTAATGTTCATAGTCATATCAGTACTCGTAACATCCATATCGACAGTTAATTTTTTTGGTAATAGCTTAACACCGCCGTATCCGTATTCTAATCCATTTACAGGATTACGACTACGCCATACATGTACAATATCATGTTCTTCTTTTGTCACTTCGTAATTAAAATTAAAAGTATCTAAAATAACAGCATCGGCATCTACTACCCAAAACATAGGACTAAAGCTACGCTTTGCAGCCGCAATGTGTGCTTGGTGTATACCAGTTACGCCTTGCACATGTTTTGCTAACGGAAATCTTTCTTTTAGCTTTGCAAAATTGTCAACAGCATTTAGTTCATTATAAGAAATAAAAATAATATCAAACACGGGTGCGGATTATCCTTGGTGTATTATGATAAACCGTTTTAAAAAATCTACTAGATTCTGCACACGGGTTGAATAGTTCTAGGTCACATTCATGTTTAAGTGTTTCGCCTAACCCCATAATTTCATATGGTAACATTTTTTCAGTTATTATGCTGTACTTGGTTAACCATTCATTTGTAAGCCATTCAAAATCACGTACATTAGCATAATCCCAATCTGTACAATTAGTCTTGTAAGCACCTTCACGAGCACCGTATATAGTCCATAGTCCGTTTGGCACATCTGCACCAACGTTACACCAAATTAAAAGTCTATGATAATTTTGCCACCAAATCTTTTTAAGGTTGCCAACTTTTGCTCCTTGGTCTAAGCTCATCTTTACACCCTCACGAAAGCCTGCTCTCCATGCTTGGAACGGACTTGCAGTTACAATACTTTCGCTATAGTTGTCATTAAACTGATAGTAACGATCATCAAAACAAAACTCAACTAAACCTTTAGTATCGCTAGGATCAGAATTTTCGTGAGTCCGCATTTCGTTAACAAATTTACGTGTCCATAATTTTAGGCCGCCGTTGCCATACATTAGCCCATTTACTCCAACACGTCCACACCAGCTGAAAACGTTTTCACTGGTAAGTCCAAGGGCGTCTAGATCAATTTCTACTTCAAGAAACTTAGGATCTACAATGTTATCTGCATCTACAGTAACAAAGTATTCAGTTTCGCTTAATTTAGCGCAAGCCTTGTGTGCGGCATCACTACCTTTAACTCCGTGTACACGCTTTGCCCATGGTACTTTCTTTAAAAGATCTGCATAATTCTTTTCTGCATTAGGCTCGTCATAGCTTAGAAAAATGACGTCCTGATCCATAATTTTAATTATATTATTCATTTATTTTTAACCCATATGTTTTAAACACTAATTTTGAAGATATAGATATCTTATCAATACGCTTTTCAATTTTAGTTGTAAAAGGAACTGATATTTGCTTTGAAGATATTAAATCAACCGAATCAACAAAGATAGTCCTAATTAAAAAATCAAAATCTGTTTCAAGTGTAACAAAGAATACCAACTTTGGTATAAGTAGACTATCACTGTATACTGCCTTAACTGAATCATTTAAACTAAACTCCCAACATTCTGAAGGACCATTCCATGCTACAATGCATTCAGCTTTTTCGTTGTTGTCAGTAATCCATTCAAAAATATTATTCTTAAAAATATATCCGTGTTCTGTATTTGGTACAACTGCTAATACTGAAGATCCATCAGGTTGTCGTTTATATCCTACAAGATAATCATTAAAGGACCAAGATCCATCAATAAGTTTTTCTACTTCCGGCCAAGTTGCTTCAATACCATACTCATAACTGTCATCACGCTCGTTACCTATAGATAGAATTTTACCGCTTTTTTTATTGTAATAAACATAATATCGAGGAGTAGTGTTAAGCGGTTTCTTTTTTGCCATTGGCTAACTCCTCTAAGCGTTTTAATATTTTGCCGGTTAAAAAGTTTTTCTCTACATAATGAAATAATTTAGGTTGTATCATATTACCTAATACCATATTACCTCTTGAATTTAACACAAACGGAACTGCGTCTTGCCAAGTTGATGGAATCATATCCCATCCTTGCAAAGGTGTCTTCATATGTACAAATTCTAAAGGACTGCATGAATCAATAACACTATTATATTGCCCAGTAATTTCAATTGCAATAGCAGTAGCTAAATCCATGCTCGGCCATAACTGTGGCTCGTTTGGTGCAAATGTTCCTCTATTAAAATCCCAATGGGTAATTACAAATTCTAAAACTTTATAAAATTCGTATGCTACTTGATTCTTTTTAAAGTAGTGTAATGCAAAATACGGATTAGTTAATTTATTTTCAATAAACACTAATCTATGTATAGGATCGGGTCCTATAATTTCATTTTTATAATTTTTAACTCGAGAACAAAATTTAACATCGTGATCTGAGCAATAATTCCACCATGCAGAAATATCTTCAACTAGCAACATGTCTGCATCTAATACAATAGTTTCATTATACGGAGTTGCATAATAAAGTTGCCAACGATTATCAGTTTTATATTTTCCATCGTTTTTAACTTCAAACGGTATTGGAATTATTTTATCAAATGCCGACTGATATTTTTTTGGAACTTTATCGTTTGTCATTAGCGATACTAGCGTAGTAGTTGACTGGCTGTATTTTATACTGAGTGCTAGTGCGTATGCTTGTTCAAGATAATTTGTAGACTTTGTATTTTCTGCAAAAAGTAAGAATCCTTTAGACACCATAACCTCCGTCGATGATACGAGATAGACTTGCTTTATTCATAACGTGTACATCTATACCAGATGTTTTAGCGGCAAGATATTCTCCAAGGTGATCTTTTTTCTCAATTAAAAATTTTAGTGTAGTGTCTTTTATATCAAGACATATATCTCTATCTAAAATGTACGTCATTGTGCCAGGTAACTCTGTTGCAAAATCGCCAGATATTTTTCCATTCATTAGATGGATAGCAATACTAAACGCATAATCATTTCTAAATGTAGTAGATTCAATACTGTATAATGTTCTAAAATATAACCAGTTTGATTTTATGTATAATACTAAATCAAAGAATGCCTGCGTAACAGGTGTTTTATCAAAAGCAAATACCGTGGCCCAGTAGAAAGGAACGCTATATTGATTAATACGTTCAAATTGTTTAGTATCTCTCCAACCTGCAAGATCAAAACTTTTTTTATAAATTTGAAAAGGTGCATCTTTTTCAAATGCAATTTTTAAGATACTTGAATTAATTATATAATCACTATCAAGTACAAGTGTACGATCATAAGGCGTTACATCGTATGCACGAAATCGAGATAAGTTTTTCCATTCACCTAGGGTAAATGCCATGGTACCATCATGGAACTTCTTTTGTTGTGACATAGATGTTTCAACAGCAATATCAATTATTTGATCAAAGGGGTGATCAGGATACGCCTTTAGTAACCAGCTTTTGCTATCAGTAGCAATACTAACAGGAACATTTAAGAATTTTTTTATACGCTCTGCGGCAAACACCGCCAGCTTAACATAATCCATGTTTGCATTATTATGCGCAAAGATTAACGCACCTTTACTCATAACTCAACAATATCTCCAATTTTTCTTTTTGACTTAATTTCAGCAAACTTGATTGAATATGTGTTGAGTGCTGTCATATAGTTTAACAAGATAGTATCAAAAAACTCTTGTACATCAGTAATAACAATTGGAAAGTTGTCAACATCTACAAATGGCACATCGTGTGTGTAGCCTAAATCTAATACAGTTTTTGTAAAATTAATAAGTTCCGGACCAATAAGAAATGTGCCGCCGTTAGAATAGTAAATTAACTGTTGGTTAAATTCTTCTAAAACAATTTTTCTTTGGTTTGATAATGTTGCCAAGTAGTTAGCAACAGCAAACGCTTTTTCAATTCTTTCATCCATAAAGATACCTCAAGTAGTATATATTACACTACTATAGTTATCTTGTCAAGAGCTATGGTTGAAAATTATTAAGCGATGCCAGTTGTTGAGGCTGGTGGAACTGGTCTAGAAACGTTAGTTCCAGATGGTCGATAAACTTGAACTGTACTTGTTAGCGTACCGTCTACGTTTTCGTCAATACCAAATCCAGGATCTGGTGCGCTTGGGGGAGCGGCCGAATCATCTGCAAAGTGAATAGTAAAATATCCAATTCTACGATCCGATGTACTGTTAACACGAGCATATATAAAATATTTGTTTGGAGCATAGGCACCTGAAGGTGCATCTTTTTCAAATATCAAGTTATCACTAGTTGTTAAATCGTACCAGCCAATTGATGATGTAAATCCTGTTCCAGTACAATCTGTTGCAGTATAATTCATTCTAATAACACCCATGTTGGTTAACATAGTTGTCCAGGTAACGTTCTTAAGACCTGCTGATCCACCCGAACGATCAGCACTAAATTCAATCTGGCCGCCGGCATTGAAGAAATAACGACCATCATCAGCTGATGGAAATGTGACAACAACGGTTTGCGTAATACGTCCGTTCCACGCAGTTGTTCTAATTTGTTGCGATACTAAGTCGGCGCGGGTTGCTTCGCTTGCTGGAGGAGGGGCTGTCAGTCTGTTAGTTTCAGCATCAGTCGCCATATTCAAATATGCAGAACGCCAAGATTCTCTAACTTGTTTTGCTGTTGTAGGAATTGGTACATTAGTACTGGCAGCGTAGCCCGGATCTTCCGGAGCAAGTGATCCAATAGTTATGCCTGTTTGATGTTGGCGAGCCCGAACAATATCGTTGCGGAGATTATTCCATTGATTTACAGTAATTTTATCCGTCTGTCCAACTTGACTACTTGCAATGCTTTGTCCGTATCCTGTTGTGCCAGAACCAGAACCCATAATTAATGCAATCTTTGATTGTATTACATTGTAATCGTTTGCTAAAATTAACGTATTTTGACCAGACATTTAATAATCCTCTATTTGCTCTTGATATTTATAGTTATAGAACTAAACATTCTATAAGTTTGACACCTGCTTCATCGCTAGATGCTAGTGCAATAGCAAACACATCGGCATTATTACCCATTGCTGCCTGGGCAGTACCATTAGGGCCAGCAACTAAACGCTGTCCTTTTTTAACATTGCCTGTTACCTTTACAGGAACACGGCCTTTTAAGGCAACTGGAGTACCTTCAGCAAGTTCAAAATTCATTAAATAAGCAGGTTTTTCGCTAACTGGACCTACAGCACGGAATCCAACTTGACATGCTGTAACTTCTTTATCGCCACCGATCATTAAAACGGTACCAACTTCATACTCTGCATCAGCTAGATATTTTTCAGCTAAGTCAGCATAGTTTGCGGCTGTTGCTGTACCAACGAAATATGTTGCTTTTAAGGCGCCTGCTGTGATTGTAGTACTATTGATAACTTCAGTTACTGATGTTCTAACTGCTACTGTGCCGCTTGATGCGGCTGAGCTGGCAGTTCTATAGTCGTCTTGAGCTAGATAAAGTGCGTTTGCTTGAGTTGCTGTACCTGCAAATGTTACAGCATTAATTGTTTTAAATCTTAACACACCGGAACCAATATCATTCTGGTTGTCAAATCCTGGAAGCATATCTGGACCAACTAATGTCAATGGTGTTTTTGTTGTTGAACCTGATCTTGTTTTAAACTTGATAGTATCACTTAATGTATTTTCAAATACTGGAAATGAGTTAATACCGGCTGTATCAATGTATACACTTAATCTCGGAGTTGAGCCTACAGTGTAACCAGAGTCGCTAAATGCTACAATAGTGTTAAACTGTGCATTTCCGCTTCTAACATACTCGTTAGCAAGATATCCGCCTAATCTTTCTGCATTAGTTGCCGTACCCCAAAAGCGGTGATCAGCAGTAGTCTGTCCTAAACTTGCACCACCTGTAGTTGTATACGCTAATGTAAGTCCTTTATGTATTGTTGAAAAACCGTTAATTGGACTAGTATTTGTATCTAGAGTAAATTCTGTGTCAGCACTAACAACAAAAATAGAGTCACCGTCAACAATTGCTTCAATAATTGCATGGCTAGCACCTAATGTATCACGAACACTGCGTGAACGCATTTGTGTTGTTTGTGAGCCGGCAACACCTTGAGGCCCAACTAGTACATAAGTTGCGCCATCCCATGTGTAGAGTTGTTTATTGGTTGTATCCCACCAAAAATCGCCAATTGTTAAACCTGTCGGAGCACTTACGCCAACTTCAGCACCACCTGTAGTACGGAATTTAGAACCATCATAAAATTTTAATTTACTGTTATTACTGTCAAACCACAGTTGGCCGCCTAACGGTTTAGGGGGTGGATTTGTATTTGCAAAATTTTCTAGCAAGTAAAGGAAGTTTTCGTTTTGTACTTCACCGTATCCAGCATAATTCTTACCAATCAGTTTAAGATCAGTAGTGTTGTCAATTGTACCGTCTGCAACAGTAGCTATTACTTGTCCGTTATATCTATTAATGGTATATGGCATGTCTCGTGTTCCTTAGTCCTAGTATTTATTCTATTTTGGTTAGTTAATATCAGCTTGTTAGATATCAGTCTGGTATAGCCAAACACCACTAACCAGTTTATATTCTTTTCCGATGCTAAGATCAATACACCAAACTCTTAAAATAGTGTCATCATCATGATCTGCAGGCCTAAAAATCTTACTTATAACTGTTGTTGCTAGCGTAATTTCAGTATAAGTACCAAAAACTACGCTAAATCCTAGTGGTGCTTTTCTAACTCGGGTATCTACATATAGTTTATTAGCGGCAGTAGTACCAGGGCTTGGAAACGATTCGTCATCTGCTATTGCTGTTTTAACGTTTGTAATAAATTTACTACCAACATCTACAGTGCCGTCACCCTTTGGTGTAATATAAATTGTACCATCAGAAACACTTATATTAAGGAAACTTATTACATTGCCATTAATGTTAATATTATCGACTTGTACCTCGTTTAGTTGTCCAATGCTGTTTAATCCCGGAGCACTTGTTACAGTATTGCCTAATTGTGTTTGATTTAATACGTCAAAATTATTAATTTTAAAAGAGTTACCACTAGTTAGATTTAGATCTTCACTAGATTCCCAGGCTGTACGTGCTAACGACCAAGTAAATGTCTTATCAGTGTCGCCTTTTAAACTTAGGCCTCCACCATCAGCAGTAATATCTGTTGGGTTTGCAATCACTCCGAGATCAATTAATAAATCTTCAACTACTAAATTAGTTGTATTAATTGTTGTTGTAGCACCTTTAACTGTTAAGTTACCTTCAATAATAACATCGCCAGGATTAGCCAATGTTCCAACATGTAGCGTTGCTTGAGGATTATTGTTATACAATCCAACCCAACTGTTTGATGCGTTTACAAATAAACTAGATAACACACCTCCACTATTCCAACTTTTAATTTCAAAGTTTTGATTAGGAATATTTGAATTAATTTGAAAAGTATTGTTAGAAACAACAAATTCTGAATTTTGACCAGCGCCTAAAATTAAAGCGTTGTTATTTAATACTCTAATTGTGCCATTAGCTACCGTATATCCGTCGGCAGGATTTACTTGTAAGAAACTTTCTGCTGTTTTTAAACCAGTGTTTGATGCTAGTGAATCGGCTTGTGTAGCGGCAACATTAAATTTAACATTATCATATGCGCTGGTAAAACCAATTTTTATTGAACTGCCATTAAATCCTGGGATAGTTTCTCTTGGTGTAAACGTACCATTACTAAAAATACCTAGTAACACCTGCCCAACATATAACAATACAATAGTGTGATTAATTCCGTTAGTATCAATTGTGTCAGTAACTTGTAACCCAGAAATTCCTTGCTGGGCAGTATATGCAGGGCCAGCTAATAAATTTGAGTTGCCGTCATTAAAATATAACTGTTTACGATAGCTATCAATCCAAATATCGCCTGCGGCAATACTACTAGGAGCAGTATTTGAAACAATGGTTCCGCCACTAACTTTAAAACCGTTGCCGTCATATACTTTTAATCGGCCTTCAGTAGTGTCGTACCATAGTTGACCTTCAACAGGACGATTAGGCTGGCTTGAATTTGCAAAATTTTCTAATAAGTGTATAAAATTTTCATTAAAAAATTCACCGTAAGAACTAGAATTTTTACCAATAAGGGTTAAGTCTGTTTTAATCTGATCAATAGTACCGTCAACTACTTCCGTTAATACAGTGCCGTCAGTTTTATTAATAATATAGCTCATTACACAACCCCAGTAAAAATAATGTAGTTAATAGTCAAGTATGGATTCATTGAATTAAATGGTTGACCAACTGGAGTATTTGATGGTTGCGGAATTACATTGCCACTGTTTCTTAATCCAGAACCAGTACTCGTTGCAGGCATGCCTAAGCCAGCGTCTGCTGATGGATCGGCTGATGCGCCTGGTAATCCTGATGCATAGTATTGAGCACTTGCTGTACTTAAATTATGTTTGTGATCCGGTAGGTTTTTAGTTTCTAAAGTAATATATTCACGATAGGTACCGTCACCTGGATCTCCTGTACCTGCGCCAAGTGTATCAGCAACAATATCTGTTACACGATTAGCACTGCCGCCGCCTGCTGGGATCTGAATAGTCGGATCATCTCGATCAGGAACAGTGTTAGTGTTATCCATGTTGTCACGACCTAACGGGAATCTACCACGTAAGTCAGGTAATGCAAATGTTGCTTTACCAATTAGCTCTGATGGTGTTCTATATGTGTATCCAATACGTGCAAATAAATTTGAATAGTCACCAATTCTAAGTTCTGATCCGTCGCAGAACAAATATCCTGCGGGCAATGTTCCGCCAGCATACGGAAAAATTGCGGCAATTGGAACAATTGGAATATTTGAAATAAATGTAGATTTAGAAACTTGCTTTAAACTCTGCGTACTGTTTCTGTAAACCAATATTGTATCATCTAAGAATGAATCTGTTGTTGTTTCTTTTTGTGAAATAATATCAGCAGTAACGACCGTTGTAAATATTTGTTCGCCCGAGGGTGAACCTGTTTGCGGAGTTTGTCCATCAAACAATACGTCTGCGGTTGTTGAAATATCACCGCGGATCTTAAATACTGTTGGGCTTGCTAGCTTTGCGGCTGATCCGCTAATATTACCTGCCAACGAACCAGTAAACGATCCGTTAAAGTTACCAACAAATGACTGGGCATATATGTTTCTAAAACGTCTAGTGCTTGTACCTAAATCATACAAGTCAGTCGCCAGGTCGGAACTAGGTTGTACAATTGTACCCGCTACCGGATCGCCGTTTATATCTAAGTTACTAAAGTGTATGCCTCCGTTAATGCTAACGTCTCCGCCAAATTGACTTTGTTTAGTAACACTTAGGCCGCCGTCTGTTGCAATGCTGCCTCGGCCAAGCAAGTCTGCATCGGTTGTTCCCTGTACGATAAGATCGCCGGTTGTAATAATGTTTCCGGAAACATCTAGTGCTTCTTGTGGATTTGTATTATTAGGACCTAAACCAATAAAACCGTTAGCATCAATGTGGATGCCAGTAACAGTAGTACCTGCGTTGTTTAATTTAAACTCAATATAGTTTCCACTAGTCTTTGAATAAAAGATAGTAGAGTTTGCATCTGTTGATAGACTAAAACTTAAATCGCTACCAATACCAATGCCGCCGTTATTTCTTACATTTAATGGAAAGTTAGTAGTACTTGCTTCGTCTTTTCTTAAAAAACTTGATGCCTCTACTGCTTTACCGTTGACAATTAATGAATCAGCTTTTTCTGCTGTTCCCCAAAATTTATTAGGAGTAGTACTGTTGACAGAATCAACTGTGCTAAGATTAATACCTTGATTAATTGAACTAAATCCTAAAATTGCAGTCTTTGGTGTAAATGCACTTTTGCTAATGATTGCAATTATATTATTTTCAGAATACATACTAATAACATTATGATCAATGTTTGATGTATCTGTAAGTGTTTCAATATCCGGACCTGTTTTTAGGCCTGCACTAAATTGCGGGCCGATTAATAACCAATTAGATCCAGAGTATACATACAACTGTTGATTAACTGTGTCAACCCACAAGTCGCCCTTAATGCTACTAATGACTGACGGTGCATTTTCTGCTTTCTTAACAGTACCTGCTGGCGTCCATGATGTGCCGTCATAAACTTTTAATAAGTTAACTTGAGGACTATTATCATACCACAGTTGTCCTTGGACAGGATTGCTTGGGGAAGTATTTTTAGCAAAATTTTCTAATAAATGCAAAAAGTTTTCTGCTACTACAGGAGCATATCCTGCATAGTTTTTTCCAACAAATACTAAACTAGTTTCAGAGTTTAAACTTTGGTCGGCAACTGTTAAACTTGGTTTAGCGGGGTTAGTAGTTTCTGTGAACTTTACTTGATAGCTCATCTTATACTCCTGCTAGGCCAGTTAAACTTTGAATACGAACGGTGTAGTCAATTTGAATCAATCGATTTAGGGACTTTTGCACAGGGTGAAAAATAACATGAGTTAAAAGTAAGCTATCGCCTGTTGGGCTATAACTCTTTAATCCTAATTCATCAAAGATGTACAAACTATTTGCATCACTAGCATTGTCAAATGCTTGCTGACCACTAGGTTCGCCGTAATCTAGTAAGCAAGTAACAAATACATCAGTATAGTTAGTGCCAGTTACGTGACGTGTTTCAATAAAATTACGTGTTGGATCTACGTTGTTGCTACTTCTATCGTCAACAACTTTTGTATATGTTTCGTTATATAAACTAGCATTACTGCCAGAGCTATTAGGAGTCAAGTATGTGATAATACCAGTGGGATCAATACTTGTTCCGCCATTGCCAAAGGACATTTGGTATATAAAACCTTGTCCGCTGTTTGCTAAACTCTGTGCTAATGCAATACTAATATTTTCGTAGTGAATTGCATTACGTTTGTTAATGAAAATTTCGCCAGATTGCGGATCATGAATTTTAATATGACCCTCTATGTGTACACCTGTGACTTCTTTACTCTGCATAGTAATCTCTCTTTATTCTATATTTAGCATAAATCATAATGTGCTAGTTTATTGTTATATTAACGCTCGGGCTAGGGAATATACCTAATCGAACATTCATAGATAGTGCCGCTGTAGTGCTCATTGTTATAGGCAATGTCGCTTGTCCGCTGTTAACTGTCATTGTACCAACTAAAGGAACGTTTACTACGGAGACAGAAAACGGATAAACATCGCCGGTAACAAACGACCATCTAGAGTTAACTCCGGTATGCACTTCAATTTTTGCCGGAGTATTTTCGTAAAATGTAGCTTCATAAATCATGTCAGGACTATTTGGATTGCCGCCTGAGGCAGCATTATGTCCCTCCCATCTAATTCTAAATGTTCTATTTGGAAATGATCCTTCAATCCCTTGATAAATTCGAAACGCTAGATTATCGTTAGCAGATATCATAATCTTAGGAAGAGCTGGAGTAGAATTTCCTAACTGTGCATATTCAGCTGAACCTGCACCAAATGTAATATAAGTATTAGTACCTATATAAACTACGCTATATGATTGATTTAAGTATGTTATACTAAAAGGTAACGTAACTGTCCAGTAGCCGTCATCAGCATTTCCATTAAATGGTAACGCATTAGGTACCGCTGGGGTTGATATTGTAAGTGCGGCAACTCCTAACAAATTATTTGTAATAATATTATATACTGCTTCCGTAGAAGAAGTTGTAACAATTCTATTTCCGCTGTTTGGTCTGGTATCAAATAACGCAGTACCGATGACTTGAGTATCTGACGAGTATACTCCACTAAATCCAGATGGGGTTAGTGATGTACTGGCACCGCCAGTTGGCTTAGCTGTGATAAGATACTGTATTGCTGTTCCATCAGGCACATTAGAAGTGCTCAATGTAACTGTGGCTGTTTGACCGTTAGTTCTTGCGGCTTGATCTGTTGCCAGACTAAAAGTTGCTTGTTTATTAAAACTGTTAGTTGTATTTTTTCTAGGATAAACTTGCCCAGTAGGCGGCCTATGTTTTTCAATTGATGATGGAAACGGAGTTGAATAATAACCGCCAACTTCTGCTGTTGGATGGCGTGTTCCTCGTAATGTAAGCATTTGTATGTTACTTGTTGCATTAAATCCCGTACCTGCATCTTTTGAATCTTGAGCGCCGCCGTTAGTACTTAACACAGTTGAGGGGCTTGCATATTTTAAATATGCTCTTGCATCAGCTTGTGTCATTCTAGGATATTTTTCTGCAAGACAAGCAAGCACACCAGCAGTCTGTGGGCCGCTCATACTGGTGCCCGGACATTTTTTAAAATTATTATTAACTGTATCAGTTAGTCCAAGTGCCGCAACTCGAGGATCTGGGGTATTTGTGCTGTCGTATAAAGTATTATTTGCTGACCATATACTTTGTATTCCTGATCCGGGCGCCCAGCAATCAATACGAGGGCCGTAGTTGCTAAACTCTGCTTTATAATCACCTGTTTCAATGCCAGTTGAATCATAAATGCTAGCGCCAGACGATTCGTCATGCTGTCCAATTGCACCCGAACAAATAATTTTTGTGCCTTCAGTGCCGCCGTCGGCTGCTCCTGGGCTGCTACCTCTGTGAATGTAATATGTAAATCCGCCATATATCATGGTATTATCATAATCCAGGCCGCCAAGCATATCTTGGTAAAAATAACTATTGCCTGCACTTGCTACAATTATTACGCCTTCGGCCATTGCTTCGATCATATCAACATCAGTTGCAGTATTTCTTGCAGGAAATGCTCCACCAATATTTAATCGAGCAATATTTTGTATAACGTTTGTATCCCATACACCATTTGTTGGAAAATATTCAACACCACGAATTGTTAGCTTAGTTATCCCACCTGTTGATAAGGATCCGCCGCGATACCCCCAGCTGTTATTCATTACCGTAGGATTTTTTACGCCGGTTAATGGATTGATTGGTTTGTTTTTATGAAACTCTCGTACATAGTCAATGCCGTTATTATATGTAAGGTTGTAAATGTTTGCATCTCGAGCCCATCCCTGCGTGTTACCTGCAACAGTTCCAGTAGTATGGGCGCCGTGTTGTTGCAATCTGTTACCTGGATAAGAATACACACCAGCGGTGCCGCCGGTAACTACTGGATTGTGTTGGAACCAATTATATTCTACCATTCGAGTATACCCGGTACCATCTGGATTTTGTTTATATTCTAATACTGTTGGATAAGGGCATCCGTCATCCATTATAACCACATCAACGTTTTTGCCGGAGCAATCTGCTAATACAGTTGCTGATTGATTAAGTGTACCGGCAACCCCCCAATTGTTAATATCAGTTGCTCTTAGACAACGTAATAATCCCCAATTGATATCAGTACTACTGCTTGTTACTGCTTTGTTGAATCGTGTAGAAGTTTGTTCAAAACTAAACGTGCCTTTAATTAATCCCTGGTCTGCAGGATTTAACTCAACTGCTAAGACTCTTGGATCATTAAGTACAACTGCGGCTTCGTCGTACGTCATTAGGTAATGAGTATTTCTACTAATTGGTCTACGATTAATACATTCTAGAGCCTTACTTGGTAATTTATTATACTGTCCGTGACCTTCTGTTTCCATATCGGCATAAAAATCGTCAGCATCAGTTATGTCTTTTAAACTGACAATATACTCTTTTAAACTTTGGTCATCGGGATTGCCAAGGTGTGGAATCGGATCTGCCATCTTATACCTCTAGTTGTACTAGTTTCATTGTTACTGTAATTGTCCCAGTGCTTCCGCTTCTATTAACTACTTTAATTTGTATATCGGTTGACGGGGATACTTCGTCACTAAATCCAAGTACTGCCGGGGAAAACAGTTGTGTTTGCGGCCCGGTGGTGATGATTTCTGCAAGAACTCCTGAACCAGGTACTGGATCAGTAGTAATTGTCCTACTGGCATCAGCGGTTCTGGCGGCTGATGACGCATACACGGTTATCCAAGCGGCAGCAGATGTTTGAATACTTAGTAGCATGTATCCTTTCCAGCCTGCTATTGTTATATTACCAGCGGCATTATTAGCTAATGACGCAGTAGTAGCACTAGATAAATTTCTAGAAACTAGGCCAGCACCGCCGCCGCCTCCACTTGCTACTGATCCTGGAACCCATTGGCTTATTCCTGAGTTCCATACAAGTGCTTGACCTGAAGAAGGAGCAATTGATGTTGTATCAACATCACTAAGTGCATTAATGCTTGTTGCAGAGTATGCGGCTGGAACGTCAGGCCTATTATATAAATCGTTATAGTTACCGCTGAAGATGCTTGGTTTATTTTTTATAAACGCTAACGAAACATTGTTGTTTTCGCTCCAGTCGCTTTGTATTTGCGCTACAGGTATTGCTGGTTTATTTTTAATAAAATCAAGAGAACCAGAGTCTGCTTGTGTCCAGTTGCTTTGAATCTGCGCGGCTGGAATTGTTGGTTTGTTCTTTATATGATCTAATGCTAAATTATTAGATTGTGTCCAGTCACTTTGAATTTGTGCGGATGGAATTGTTGGGCGACCAGTTAAATCAGAATATGCTCCGGTAGTTGCAACTGTTTTTAAATCAGGCAACCCAGTTAAGTCAATGTATGCACCACTAAACGGTGTTGCTACTGAAATCGTACCATTAGAAATATTAATATTGTTACCAATCTTAACACCCCCAATTACCGAGCCGGTTGCAGTTGGCAGTGTATAAGGAATTGCGCTTATCTCTCCGTCATATACATTTAATCCTGATCCAACAGTCACTCCGCCCAATACTATTGGAGTTGCTTTAGGAAGAGTGTATCCGCCCGGATTAGCACTTAGTACACCATCATTAGTAATGCTAAGATTAGTACCAACTTTAATCCCACCTAGAATATTTGTAGCGGCGTTTGGCAGTACATAGGATTGTCCGGATATTACTCCGTTGTTTACTGTAATGCCGTTGCCAACTTTTACTACTCCAAATTCAATCTCAGATGCTAACTTTGCAGTAATTTGCACATCTCCTGATCGACTACTAGTAATAAGTCCTGTACCCGGAACAATACTTGATACAAGTGCTGGTGCGCTGCCGTCACTTGCGCCTAATGCGGTGTAAATCTCGTTGAAATTATCGTTAATTTTTTGAGCGCCGCTTCGGATGGCATCACCGGTTCCGTCGTTTATTATTGCGCCAACATTAATTACTTGCTTTGCCATGTATTATCCTTGATCGAATGTTATCGAATTATTATCAAATGTTCCGCCAACACTGTCAAATGTAGACGGTACACCGGTCTTGTTCTCATATTTACCAATACTTGTGTACCAAATTCCGGGTGCTGCCTTTAGGAACTTGGCGATCTTACTAGTATCGTCTAAAATGCTTGTTGTGCTATCCCATGCCACGCCGTTGCGTTTGATTACAGTTACCCGTGTACCAAAATCAAGTTTGTTTGTTAGTCGCAACTGGTTAGTAATACCGTCAACAGCAAATTCTGCATCTAGTAACACATCGCCCGCCGGGCTTTCGGCAGCTTGATTAACATTATATACAGTATATGGTTTCTTCTTCAATCTAATATTTCCGACAAAGAACACCCAGTTAGCCTTATCAGTATTAAACAATTTAGAACTTGTATGCTCAGTAATACAACGATAAGTGTAACTACCAACTTCAACAATGTTGTCAATCTTATAAGTAACGCCAGGTGTTGTATCAGTTGCAGGTACCCACGGTAACGAAGCATAGCCTCCAACAAATACTTCTATCTCATCAGCCTGTCCGTAGGTTGCAGGAATTACAGTATACAATTCCCAGAAACTGTTGTTTGTAGGAATCTTAATAGTGTTAACTAATTTTGCAGATGCTACAATTGATTGTATACACTTGTAATATAAATTGTTATATATGACAACATCTTTTGCAGAGTAGGTTGTCATAGAATTAAAATTACCTCTTAAGGTTAATCCAAAATCAGCAAACCACGAAACTGTATTATCTACTTTAGCAGGCACAAATGTCAACGGAACAATGTTAGTTCCATCGCTTTTTACCTGTTCAGTCACTACAGTTTCAATATATGGCAATGTTTCACTTGCACCAATTTCTTGCACAAATGCACCAATTTTATGTAACTTAGGAGTACCTGTACCTAGTGTGCCGCGGCGTAATTGTCCAAGTAGATATGTTGTATTAGGACCCACTACCTTAGGTATAAGTGTAAAGAACTCAATACGCTCTCCGCGTATTTCAATAATGCCCGGTTTGTTATTTGCAATACTTGGAGCATCAAAGTTACTTGCATCTAGCACTTCAATAGAAGTATCTATGTATTTTAAATCTGTTACTAATACTGTTTGTTTATTTGCATTTAAACGTTTAAAGTGTAGACGATTTAACATGTCTTTAAACTGCATATAAGAAATACCGCTACTTGAAACTGAACCGCCAAAGGTAACAATATTAAATTCATCCTCAGGATCTGGATACAGTGCCAATGTAAGACTTAATTTATTTTCATTTAGTTTAAAATCAATACTAGGTGTTAACAGTATGCCGTTTTTATATAACCAAACGTAATTATCGTCAAGCACTGCCCTATCAAGTTGTATTACCCCACCAGCAACACCACGATAGTTATAGAACGCGGTAGTGTCAGGAGTGATACTTAGTTTAGAAGTTACATTTACTGCGGTAGCTTGAATATCTAAAATATCATGTTTATATCCACTAATAACTTCAACTACATCATTTGATGTTACTGCTGTACTAAATTGAATTCTTGGTCCGTAAATTCCAGCTGGTGGAATATAAACATATCCTTGCTCCTGTTTAATACTGATAATAAGTTCTTTATTGAGATACGTTTGACGAATTGATTGTGCGATTTTTACATTGATACCACCAATTTCAACAGTGTAGTCAACCCCCGATGTTAATAATACTCCGTTAGCATATACAAATATATCAGTCGCTGAGACAGAATAAGGTAAAAATTTAGCAGGATCAATATTATAAGTTAATTGATTTCCTTTAATTTTGTAATAACTATTATTAGGACCTTTTAAGAATGTTTGGTTTACACGAACTAACATGTAAGATTCTAACGGTAATGCATCACCAATTTGATATGCTAAATCATATGCCGTTGCTCCAGTGCCTTGTATTCGTTCAGTCTTAGTAACTGAGAAGGATTGTTCTCTGCCGCTAACAATAATATAATTAATTAGAGCGCCAGCAGTTGGAGGAATGCTAAATGCAAGGCCTGCACGGTTGGCACTATCATATGTAGAATCAGTTTTAAATAGTGCAGGAGTACCTGGTTGAGCAGGAAGTCCGTTAACATATACTAGATAATTAACATTTTCAAGCCACGGTGCTTTAGTGATAAATTCTGTTGTTGTTCCGTCGCCAACAAAATAATCTAAATCTAAAATATTATCCCCATTAAATCCAAAGCTGAATAATGATACAACTTCTCCAACTGGTGGAGGTGTTATAAATTTAACTATGCTGTTTTTATAATCAATTGTATAGTCGTCGACTAATGTTTGAATTGTTGATACAGAACTTAATTGATTGTTTAAATCTCTGGCACCCTGTGTAAATTTAACAAGTACGGCTGTTGGACTATTAGGTTGTTGTGTTATTACAAAGTTTGTAGTTATACCGTCACCAATATAGCTGTCAACTTTAATAGAAGCATTAACTATTGGTGATCTGTCGTAAACTTTGATTGCTACAGCATCAACAACTTGTCCGGGAACAACTTCTTCAGTTGCTGGACTAGTTGTTGGGGTTACAAATCCGTCGCCATCAATAATAATATCCTCAGCCGCAATACCAGTGGCACTAGTTAATGATGTTCCTAAGAATGCGCCACCGGACAACGCAGTATCATAATCAGTATCAGCGGTTGCAACGCTACCATCACTTGAACTCTTACGCCAAATAAACTTGTCGCCGGTAAACACATTAAACGTATTAGGAATTGCAAATGTTTTTGTCGTAGGACTTAATATATTATCTGGAATACCATCAGAAATAATTGTTTGCATTATTGCTGTTTCATTTTGAATTGCTGGAAGATCGGTTAACGCATTATCTGCAACGACAACTTGAGCTTGCTTTGCAATTTTTTCACTATTCTTAATGCTGATTTCATTGTTAACGGTAGTTAGATCATTTGTTGCTATTGCTAAATCACTTTCAACAGACGGAATATCTGTATTAACAAGAATATTAATTTGACTTACTAAGCCCGGATATGCTGGATTGCTTGGAGACATTCCGGTAATTGCAATGTTTAGTGCATTTAACTGACTTTGTAAACTGTATAATTCAGTACTGAAATTTTCAATATCGTTTTCAATTATTGCTTTTTGGTCTTGTAATATATTATAGTCAGCAATTATCACTGCTAATTCATTCTGGTAAGTAGTTAATAATGCTCTAGCGACACCGGTTGTGTTGTAATTTAAATCATCTAATCTTACTGGTGCAAAATATGCTGTAATATCAATTACACTCCCTGCTGGAATTGGATCGTTTAAGAATACTGTGCCATTTGGATTAATTAAACAATCAGTAGGGTCTATTAGTGTTTTATTAAACACAATATCCGTTGCCGCTGGGATATCTTTAAATAAAATTTGATCTAAGGTAACTTGGTTTGTAACTGTATTAATCGAAACCACTTTAGTATTGTATCCAAATGCATTAATTACGCTAAAGTCCATTGTGCCGGTGCCAGTAGTTACTTGATAACTTGTGCCGCCTCGAACTACACTAACTGTTATTCTGTTACCCGATACAATATTGGTAATAAAATATTTGCCGGCATCAAGCCCACCAAATTTAGTGCCTTTAAAAGTAATTTGTTCTCCAACTGCTAGCCCAGTGGTAGAAGTTAACGTAATATATCGACCAGCGGTTGCAGTTGCAACAGCTCTACCAGTTGCCCAGTAAGTGGTAACAACATTGTCAACCTCGATTCCAATTACAGATGCTAACTTTAATACAAAACTTCCAGCAATATTAGTAGCTGATACAGCGGCTGGTATAGTTCTAGTAATCGTTACTGCCGGTGGATAAACGTCATACACATTAAAGTTATAGATCTTTGTAAATCCGTCTGATGTGTATACCTGAGAATTTTTTCCAGAATAGTAAACGTTCATTTCAGTGCCGGTAGACGGAACATATGGTAAAGTAAATGAGTGTGTATTTGCGACAACATTTGTAATGTAGTCCTCAAATGTTGAATCAAAACTATCCCACTTGTCTGAGTAGAATGGTAAACTTCCCCATCCTGCTGATATTTCAAAGTTTAATCCATAAACATTAACGCCGCCGTAATCGACTCCGGTCATTAACTGTGCTAAGTCTTTACCTAACTCTCCAACTGCTGGATTGTAATAATATTGAATTCTGTCGGCGGCAGTGAGCATTGACCAATCTTTAATATAAGATACACTAATGCTTACTCCGTTAGCTGGAGAAGTATCAAATGTAATTGCACCGGAGTGGCTAGTGTACCCTTTGGTTGTAGATTTTATAATAGACAGTTTGTAACTAGAACGTAGCACTTCAACATTATTAACTAGTACTAGAGATTTACCAACTTGAACATCCGGTGCCCAGGTTAATGCAAATTGTAATTTACTTCCAGTACCAAAAAATGTTTCAGTTTGCTCTAATTGGGTGATAAAATATTTCTGTGTGATCCTATCAAATTTAATATTAACTTTGTTTGATCTAACAACACCTGATCCAATTATTGCAACAGCTTTTGCGGCAACTCCATCAGCAGTTGTTCCGCCGTCTATTATAATAGTAGGTGCAGATAAGTAGCCGCTCCCCGATGCTAATAATTGTATGCGGTTAACTTTGCCGTTTGTGATAAATGCTCTGGCAATTGCACCAGTACCGGTTTCACTTATAAATCTTACAACCGGCTCTGCTCGGTAACTGCTACCGCCGTTGACTAACTGAATAGAATTAACTGAGAATCCTAAGTTGTCATACCAATGTTTCCACGGGTATTGTGTAACTTTGTTATTATCCGAGTTAATGATATCGCCAACTATAAAAGTCGTAATTGGCATTATTGAACCGTTTTCAACAACTGAGGGCAAATCAAAGTCAGTGGTTGATACTGAACTAGTGTCTAACTTATCGTATGCACTTACATACTCACGGATTTTTGTTCTGTACGGTTTAACTTCATTAATATAATCTTCAAAATTTGATAAATTATCATTGTTATATGTTACTTTTTGTGTTAGTTCGCCAACACTATGTTGTGCTTTAACAAAGCTAGTCTTAAAAATCCAATCAACATAGTTTTGTTCGCTGTATGCATAACGTACACTAGCGAAGAACAAATCTAAATAGATTTGTTTTAAATCGTCTACTAAAATTTTATCTTTTAATGTACTAAGAATAATTTTTAGCTCAGTTGACGCAGAATTATCAAACATGCTTGAGTCATACAGTGACCCGTCAAAACCATAGAGAGTATTAGTGAACTCATATAAAGAAGTACTAAACTGTATAGTTCCTTTTTCTCGGCCAATTACTTTATAACTTTGTGTCCAATCAACTGACGCTGAATCAGCATACTTTTCTAGTAATGCCCACGTGCCTAAACTGGTTGTTCTAATTTTTACAAGCTGTCCAACTTTAGTTTCCAAATCACTTAATTGAACTAGTGAATTTACAGAGTGATCAATAGCAGTAGATGCTGTGTAGCCAGTAGAATACCAATCGACATAATTCCAATAATTTCTTACATCATATGCTTGCGATTGTACTCTAGACCAAGTTTGTGTGCTTGGCTCGTATGCATAAATGCTCCACATGCCTTCTGCTGTAGAATCTTGTTTTACTAGTATAGAATAATTTCTAACAGTTATAACAGTATTTGTATCGTACCCCTCTCCTACTGAAATAACAGTTGCTCCAGTAATCTGTCCTTTAACATTAATGTTTGCACGGATTACTGCGCCTTGGCCAGTTCCTGAAACTGTCAAATACGGGGCAATTAAATATCCGTTGCCACGCTGATTAACAGTGACTCCGGTAATTCTTCCGTCAGTAATAATTGGTTTAATTTTAGGTGTACTGTACGTGCCGATGTTTGCAAATCTTAATTCGCTATCAGTGTCTACACTGTTATCATATAGACCGGAAATAATACTTGGTTGTTTTTCGTACGACTCTAATGCACTAGTATCTCGATTTTCAACAATTAAATGTTTTACTAATTCAAAGTTTACTGCTTCAATAAATTGCTTTAACGCTTCAAATCGATTTACAAACATACTTTGACGAGGTCTAGATTCAACACCGTATTTTAGTTTTGCAGGCAATGCCGGGTCGGGTACTAGACGTCCTGCGGAATCTTTACCGCATAAACTATCAAACCATTTTTGTTCAATAGCTTTAGGTAATGTTGTTGCACTATTATTATTAATAATTTTCCATTGCGAATGGATATTTTTGTCAGTGTAAGGACTTGTCCAATATTCTACTGATAAAACAACATCTTGATCTTGTAGTAAATTTTTAACGTTTACTAAACTAAAACTGTTAGATCCAGTTAATGCTAGATATTTGTATCCATAACCTCTTGGATTTTCAATCAAGTCAACAACATCCTGTGCTGATATCTTTCTACCAACAACATTAGGTGTTATCTTTTTATTCTTAACCCAATAATAGTACGTGTTTTTAAATGCTTTTGATACATTATCATATTTTCGAATTACAGAATATACATCGTTGCTGTATAAACTTGTTCCGCTGACTCCGGCTGTGATGCCAGCTTCAGTGTCAGCTAATTCATTCCACTGATTAGGTGTTAACTTAGTTTCAACCCATTCGTATACGTCGATACTTGCGCCTGGGAATATAGTATTCCATGTGCTGTTTCGATATACTAAACTAGTATCGTGGCTGTCAAAGAATTTTGCGGTTCTTAAATCCCACCACAATGTTCCCACGTAGGGCTTAGTCCATGCCATGCCCTCGTCAACATTAACCTCACCTGTTCCAGATGCATACGTTGCAGGATCATAATAAGTCTTAAACTTAATTTCTTGATCAGCAATTCCAGGAATTCTTCCTTGTGTTGAATCAATAACATCTAGATAAGATAATAGCTTGTTTGTAACCTTGTTGTATAAAAATGCACGTTTAATTCTACTTAAATCAACTCGATCATTTTCTTTGTGTAATATTGTCCAGCTCTTAGTAGACGGTAATTTTCTATATTCGAAAGTTTTTCCAGAGATAAGACCTTGATCTAATGCATACATGGTACCAGCAAATACTTGGTCAGGACCAACTGCAAATCCTGTACAATATCCCGCAATTGCAGTTTCTTGATTATTTAAACTTTCACTAAAAATCCAGTGTTTATTATATTTGTCATAAATGTCAACGCGGCCGCTGTCGTCGGCACGTTCGATAATCTTAGTTAAATTATTATCAAACGATGTTGTACCGTTGTCAAACAACACATTAGTATAGTTGTCAGCACCTTGGCTATAAACAACAATACTGTCAGCATCATTCATAAAGGCAATTTTAGTTCCAAAAAATTCACCAGTCTCTGGTTTTAAATTATATAAGTTTTGATAAAATACATATCCAATATCGCTAGTTTCAAACACTGTTACACGACCTTGGTCTAATTTTTCTCCGTCAGCATAGATTGAAGAAATTGCAATGTACTTGCCATTATTTGATACTGCAATGCCTAATCCAAAATTAAGTTCATCTCCAATAATTGTTTGGGCTAATGAATAATCTCCGTTAGATAGTTTGTAAACATATACAATACCAGGCACTGGCAATCCCGGAGCAACACCTGCTAAGTCGCCGGGAGCGGTTATTAACAATACAGAATTGTCTGTTGATGTTGCCATCACTGAGCCAAACTGTGTATATGCTCGCGTTGTTGTAATTGTAGAATCATAAGCCCAGTTAGTTACTGTAAATTCAATAATGTTTAACGGTTCACTATCAGGGGCTGCGGAAATAATTATAGACGATGTTGCGCCGTTAACCTGTGCAACATATTGATTGCTATTAAAGCCTGTGCCCTTTAGATACATGCCAGTTTTAATATCAGCGGTGCTAGCTAACACAACAATAGTGCCTGTACTGCCGATAGGATTATACGATGTAGATGCTTCAACAGTAGTTTGATATGAGATTTCGTATACAATACCTTTATTACTGTTATATCCGTTCGCCCCTACAAATAATTTGTTATTTCCAAATACTAATGTTGAGCCAAATAACTCGCCTGCCGCAGGTAAAGGACTTAGAATAGTATCAACTAAGCTAAAAATGTTATTAGCATCTTTCTTGTAAATGGATACAACCCCTTGATTCTCAAAACCGTTATTATTAGATCCTGTGCTATCTACTGGAATATAAGAAAGTTTGTTCCAATATATTCTAGCATTACCAGATACGTTAATCCTAGCGATGGCGCCGGAGGGGCTACCACCTACAATAGAAACAACTCTAATTAGTACATTGTTAGCTGGAGCATCGCCCCCTACATCAGAACCAAAAATTCTAATAGTATCACCAACTTTGTAGTTTGCTCCGCCGTTAACTACTTCTGCAGAATAATTTGAGTTAGTTGCAGTAACATTGAATACTGCTCCGCTACCTGTTCCAATTACAGACGAACCTGTTTTATTATTATATGCAACAACCGTTGTTAGTGGGTCGCGATTTAACCCTATTATTACTGCAACATATGGTTTAGAATTTCTTAATACAATCTCGCCGGCTGCGTAGCTAATTGAAGACGACCATGTACCTTTGTATTTGCTACACACTAGACTAGCTGTTGGTGTGCCTGTTGCTAGCCACTGGCTGTCTGAAGACATTGCCAACACTGCGCCAGTTGCCGAGTCAGGAGTTGGATTGCTACCAAACACTCCAGATTTAGATATAAACGGAACAGTGATACTCTGGCGTTGTAACCAAGGAGAAAGTGGACTTGCTTTGTCATAAACAACTAGTTCGCCTTTGCTGTTTGAAATTACTGCAATATTGCCAGAAGTATTTAATACTACTTGTCTGCCATATCCCAGTCCCTGTTCAGGAGTTGAGTTAACTATTTCAGATTTTATATATGCAGGATTGTATTGCCAAGTTGCCCACTTACCATCGCCGGCGTTATCAGTCCATAACAACTCTCCGTTGTTCACACGCTGTGGCATTGATTGGTCTGCAACGTCAATTATACTTGCTCGCTGAGAATTAAGTGCGCCAACAGTTGCTCTTCCAAAATCAATAAAATCCTTTGGCTGAGTTTTAAAATCAGCAGTAACTACTACTGATCTTAACGTTGACGATACCACCTTAAAAAATCCAGTATAATCGTGCGCTTGATCAATTGCTATAATTGATCCTTCGTTGAAGGTAACATTCTTATCAAAAGTAACTGTTATTTGTTTGTTAGCATATACAACGCCTGTAATTTTTAATCCTACATTTGTGTATCTATAAACATTCCACTCACGGCCTTCAAAACCAACCCACACATAATCGCCTTCTTTAAAATCAGATACGTCATATGTTAATACATCATCTAAGTATTTTAATGTAAGTTTTACATCGCTTGATCGTACATAGCCAGGCGTTCTTAAATATAAACCAGAAGATGTTGTTAGCGGCCATGGATTACTGTTATACCCGATCGGTTTCAAGTAAACATCGTTAGGAGTTTGTCTTGAAATAAAATCAACAAGTCCGTTTGGTTTTTGATTTACTAATTCAAATCCTTGCGGGTTGTTATTAACTTCTTGCTCGTTGATAATAAATTCAATATTTTCAAATGCAGAACTTGCACCGTATTGACCAACACGCAATGCCCATTCTTCGTAAAACTTAATACTCTCTTTGCCGTCTGCACTTAACACATCAAACAATTTGTTTAGTACATTTTGTGTACCTTTTTCAATAATCATACCTTGATAAAATTTAAATTCACTAACATCATCTTTAATAATGTTTTCAAGATATTGTCTCTTTTGGTATCCAATTAAATGCTGTGCAACTTTTTGTTGGTTGCTATCAAAGTTATCACTATCAAGACTATAAAAGTCTTCAAACTGACTTGCCTTGTAAGACCAATTAGGCAGTAATTGTGCAGAAGGTTTTTTATCTAATTTAATCCAGTCGTTTGTATTAAAGATTTGTGTGCCTTGTACAAAAGATTTTGCGCTGTAGTAAAACTGCTTGTGTTTTATAATATCGCCAAGCTGATAATCTTTCCATCCATCCCATTCTTGAACAATTGCTTGGTCAAATATAAAACCCGGAATATTAAAATCACCGTTCCATTCACTACTTACATATCCCGATACTTTAATTTTTTCTTGTCTATAGCCGCTTTCTGGATTATAAATTGTGTCGTTAAACAAGGTTGCGTTATTCAAAATAACAACTTGTTCTTTTTGTATTAGATAAAAAGTTGCGCCATAAATGCCGTCATCTACTGGGGTATAACTTACCGTATTGTCTTCTCTATAATTGTTTAATAGGTTTGGAGCAATTGGTGTTCCGTCAACTTTAAAAATTTCGTAGCCGTTAAACGGATTACGAATATCGTCAACCACAGATAACGGTGTTGAAAATATTAGAGCGGAGGCAGCGGGACTCAAACTAATAACACTGCTTCCAATACTGCTTAGACCGTCTAACTTAGTGTAATCATCTTCTACAAAAATACTGTCTGGTTCAACATTGCTACTTGCACGATAATACTCACCATTGTATTTTACAATAGCACCGTAGGCAACTGGTTGGTTAGCACTCCAGTCTTCCCACTGATCTTCTCCGGTGCTCCAGTTTTGTGTAGTCCAAAACATAAATTCCTTAGCACTTGTTTCCCAATTGCTAATTGTTGCTAATTCTGCATTATATGAATCAAATACAAAGCCCTGAACTTTTAACCATTCACCATATCCTAATAGGAAGTCAACAACATCTTGAACATCTTTAAACTTAGTGCCATAAGGAACTGTTAGCGGATCGGTTTTATCCCACGCTGTTCTGATATACGCATCACGTCCGCCTACTACCGGTAGTGCTGGCAGAAGTTGATAATATGCTGGATTAAATGTATCAGTTGTCGTATGTAATGTTTTAACTCTATAATATCTGTTAGAAAACGCAATCACTTTGTTGGCAGCATATTGAGAGTTGATCGACCATAATGTATAACCTTCTGAAATGCCGCCAATATTTGTTAGCAATCCAGCTTTTGTATATGGATAATATTTAAAGTATGGTTGTGTTTTACTGTAACCTTTAACTACATATCCGTCAGTTGACTTTGAAATAATAACAGCACTATAAGTAATTTTCTTGATAGGACTAGATGAATTCAAAATAACATCGTAGTCTTCCTGAGGCACAAATACACTGCCCGACGTCAACGGTGTTTTGCTATCTAATAGTAAATTAAATTTTTCCTTGCTAGTAAAACCGCCAATACGATGACTCAACCGTGCTGTAATATATTGTAAATCATATTGGTATTGCGCATATGATTTTAAATTGTCACTTAAAATATAATCAACAATATAGTTAATAATACCAGAAGTTTTTATATCAGTTGTACTAGAATAGATGCTAGGTAACACAACATCCTTNGGTGTAATTCGTANACCAGTATCTTTATAAATTAGTTGGCCTGCAAGATTTCTAACAATTCGAGATCTNTCTAGTAGTGTGCCAAACGTACTAGATGGCTGNAATAATGTAAAATTAATCAGCATACTAAATGCATAGTGACTACTACGTCTCCATGCGGATTCAACTGGACTGACGTCTCCAAATACAAAATCGCCGGCGGTTGAATTAGTGATCGTACCTCGTGCTAGTCCGGAAAATAGAGGACTAACAATATCACCATTTTCGTCAACAGGGATGCAAGTTTCTAAAAATGGTCTCTCATACTGTTTAAGATGCAACAACGGCTTACCAGGTTCTCTAACCAATCCGGCACTTAAATCTTTCCATAAAATTAGGTTATTGCTAGTGTACGGAGCAGGCCCGTATACTGTTTGCCACCAACTTGGTTCTTCACTCATACCTAACATTTCCCATGGGCAAATGTTTGGACGGTCTGTGTCTAACATCCAACGATGTATCCCTTTCCAATATCCCGGTAACGGCGTTACACCGTCGGGTGTAGCTAAATTTCTATAATTAAATGTTCTAGAGTCTTCACTATTATAGCTTAACGGGGTTGAAAAATCTCGGTTGATTATATTAGTCCATGTATAAAAGTTTGACGACAACACTTCATCAAACTCAGATAATGAATAGTCAGTTGGTCTAACGTATGACGGTACAAACTTATGAACATCAAAAATTTCAGGATTATATGAAATTTTAATGTTGTTATAAATGCGTTTTTCTAATTCAAGAATTAGGTCATCACGGAAATCGCCGTATGCAAGAACTTGACTGCCGTCGTGTCCTTGAATCATTTCTCGAGGAGTTACAAGACTGCTGTCTAAATATATCTTTGGCTCATACTTTGGCCAAATACCCAACTTTGTAGGAGTTGCGGGAACAAAAGAACCGTTAGTATTATCAAACTCGTAAGTTGTAATAATATCTTTGTTAGCAATAGTTGCCAACACTATAATAAATCCTTGAGGATCAAATGTGTAATCTTTCTTGTATAGTAGCTGTTCGCCATTCAAGTATACTAGTACTGCCTTATTAGATAATTCATCTAAATTAAATGCAGTCGTTAGTGGATATGTTTTAATTCTATAGTCTACAACAGTTAAGTCTGTACGAATGCTTCCGTTAAACGGAATCATATCAGTAAAATAATATGGGAATGTTTTTGGTTTATCTTTATTAATTTCTTGTAAAATTAAATTAACTTGTTTAACAACATCAGTTTCAACCCCAAGTGAGTCTGCAACAGAAATAAAGTTTCTCTTAAACTTGTTATAGTCGTCTCTTGACTTTTCAATTGCTCGGATAACATTGTTAGTATCAGATGTTATGTGATACAAAGACAAACTCATTGGGCCGCTATGTTGGACAAATCGGGTTCCGTATTTTGTAATGTTTCCCAAATCGCGAATATTATTAGTGGATAAATCAGCTGGCAAATTATCTACTATAGAGGCAACATGGTCTTTTACTTCGCCTAGAGTAAAATCTCCTATTTCACTATTCAACGGATTATTTTGTAAGTTGATTGGGATTTCATAATACCCGTTGCTGTTAATTGGTTGGGCTGAATATGTTTTTATTGTTAGAATATCTGAAGCTGTAATGTCGGTGGTTAATACAACCTGTTTATAGTAACCAGCGTTAATAATAGTCCAGTTACTAGAATCTAATCTAATACCGTTTACATATACTTTTACTATTAAATCAGTTAACTGATTAATGTTATCAAACACATCAATGTTAAAATTATTAACTTGTGCTGTATCTTTATAGATACGCACTGCACCCTGAGCAGATTCAACTGCGGAAGTTTGCCAGCCGTTAACATAAGATGCATCACCAGTTGTAGACGTATTTAGAAGATATCCAGTATTAACACACTTGCTAATAATTGTAAAGTTATCTTTATATTGAAATACATCAGTTGCTAAATTAAAATTGAAAACAATGTCGCCAACGTTATTAATATTTTTGTAACTTAATGGAAATCCTAATGTTGAATCGTTAGTACCAGTGCCAACCTTGTAGGAAAATAGAGGTGTTCCTACAAAAGTTGTGCCGTCATATACTACTTTGTCACCATAACTATTACCATTTGAATCTAAAACATCAAATAGAGGTGGTTGGTTTAGTGCAGTTTTTTGTTGTGCAAGATTCCAACTAGTACCGCTGTACCAATATATTTGTCCTTGATTTTTAACACCCTGGCGCACTAACACTACTCGATTTACAACCGGTTCGCTTTCTTCTGTTAAGTGTATCTGTCTAACTCCGTCTAATGTTAAGAAGTCAACTTTATAAATTTTATTTTTTACACGGATATCTGTTTCGGCAGTAAATAAAATTCGCATACCTTGTGCTAAATCAATACCGTCAACATTGTACCCAAATTGGCCTTCAATATTTGAAAATACATCTGTAGTATACGTATCAATTAAATCAATATCAGCAATAGCAGTTGTACCAAAATTATAAAGTTTAAGGTTTGGTTCAAATTCAATAATTGGTCTAACTGCTCTAGCTGACTGATCCATCGATGGGACTTTGCCGTTATAGGTTGCACTATCTTCAATGGTATCTTTATGGAACCATCGATTATAACGGCTCCACGGATTATGATCCGCGCTTGATCGATTAACTACTATATAATCAGGCTTGCCTGCAAACGTAGTTGCATCACTAAAAGGTTTGCTATCAAACGGTGAACTATCAAATAATATACTTTCTGAACTGGTGTACGGTGATAACAACTCTAACGTTGACTCGTTGACCAATTGGATTGAGTCGCCAACTCCTTCAACATAATATTGTCCAGTTGCATAGCTAGCAGGTGATACTTGTCCAATAAACGACACTTTCATGCCGTTGCTCAAGGTTTGCCCGGTGCTTAATTGATAAGTTTTCTTACCAATAATTTCAGTGTTGATATCAAGAACTGTGTTTTCGTCAATTGATAAAACTTCAAATACGCCGCCAAGGTCAAGATCATTTTCACTTAGATAGTATAGTAAATCTGGAGAGTTATAAGGAATTGTAAATTCAACTATGCCCGCTTCTGTTCCATTTCCGGTATTAAAAGGAAATGCAATCCTGTCAACTGTACCAACGGTTCTAGCAGTTTTAATGCTAAATGGATTTGCCGGACTAGATACTTCAAAGCGATATGTTTGTCCTCTGTATAGTTTAATAGTTGGGTTAGGGGTTGTTCCGTTTGGATAAAACACATAGGTGTTATTATCTGCTTCTGCTTTAATTTCAACTTTGTAAGTACTAGTAATACCTTGTTGTACTCCTGGAATTTTAATAACATCGGGGCCATACGGTAACCAGTAGTAGTTTTGAAAATTAACAAATTTATCCCAGTCAATATGTGGATTCCAGCTGTAGAATTCTTGTTTATTAATTCTGGAATGGTTAGTTGTATTAGCACCAAACACCCCTAACTGATTAATATAATCTTGATAATCTTTGAAAAAAGTTGTATTGTCTAGACTATCCTTAACAATTAGGCCAGGCTCTAATTGGTAGTGTTGTCTACTAGGATCTGCGGCCGAAATAAAAATATTATCTTTAGTTGCAGACTTTGCATTTTGGCGGCCAATGAATCCGTTGGTCTTTTTGACCGTTCCGGGCTGTATTAATTGATCAACAGTTGCTTGTAAAAACTTTTTGTTTGAATCTGTTCGATAGTACTTTGGTAATAGATTTGAACTTGTTGACTTGCTGCCGCTTGGATTAATGCTATCAGCCATTGTTTACTCCGTAATTTGCACTGGTAATGTTTTGTTGGTCACTAACGTTTGTTTGTTGCTGTGTGCCTGCAATTGATTTAATTGATGTTGCTGTAATGCCTGAAATAATTTCAATGTCGTTTACGGTTGCTCCGCTAACAAATAATTGATCGCTTGCGGATTTAATTTCAAACAAACTACCAAATCCTAATCCGCCTAATCGAGGAACAATAACAAAGCTAGAAATATCAGGACTTAATTGTGTCATTACATAAGTTGATAATTCTGTAAAATAAAATGTATCGCCAAAATCCCAATTTTCTAAAGCAAAGAATT